CAAGTCAATCATGTTCTTTAGAGATCCATTCAAGCTTGTGCCGGTAGCTGATCTTGCTGAAATTTCTGATAAGTTTACCAGAAATGAAATTGCTACATCAAACGAAATCAGACAGGTAATTGGTTGGAAGCCATCCGCTGATCCTAAGGCTGATGAATTGAGAAACAGCAATTTAAGTGAGCCTGGTGGTAGTTCCGTAACAGATGCCACGACGAGCGGTGAAGAAACAGAATCCAGCGATACCAGTGATTACGATGCTCTGGTTAATGAAGTTCTTGACAGCATTTCTGCACAAATCGATGACATCATCGGCAATTATACGTCTGGCGATGATAAGGAGGGAGATGATTCTTAATGGATGAACCTAAAGTTGCGGTTCTTAGACATTATGCATCGCCCTATTACGATCCTCAGAAAGCGCATGAATACTATATGCGTACCAGAGAGTTAAAAGGCCGTTCTACTACATCGCTGAATGATGAGGGAAAGAAGATTTGGTCTTATACAAAAAATAATATCAAATCTGAAAAGGCTGCAAAGGTCAAAGAAGAGCAGGAAAAGCGAGATCAGAAAATTACGGAACTTCGTGAAAAAGCAGAAGCAACGAAGGAACAGATATCTTCTCGTTTGAAAGAACTGAATGAGGCCTTAACCCAAAATGCTTCCGATAGGAAGAAAAGCATCGATACTGATAAAGATTCTGATTTGGAAGAAATTGAAAAGGAATCATCTAGCCAGAAGGAACGAATCGATAATAAAAAGGATGCCGAAATCGAGCGTTTGATGGCAATAGAAATTCCATCAGGATTATCCAAGGCTGAGCGATCTAAGCGTGTTGCTGAAAGAACCGCAAAGATTGCAAAGCTTAGAAACGATGCAAAATCAGATAAAGCAAAAATCAGTAGCGATGCCAAAACGGACAAGGCTAGTGTTCGAACGGATGCGACAAACAAGAAAGCGAAAGTATCGTCTGATACCAAGGAAGAAAAAGCTGAGAACCAGGCTAATGCTAAAAGTGAAAGAGCAAAAGTTAGCTCCGAGCTTAAAGCAGCGGTTAAGTCAGTTAGAGAAGCTTACAAAGCGGCTAAAGCTGACCTTGATTCATCATATGAACAAACCTATCAGGACGAATTTGACAAGATTCAGTCAGAGTACAAGAAGGTCAAGAAATCAAAGAAAAAGTCTTCCAGCTCATCAAAGAAGACATCGCATCCGTTATCGTACTATATCAGAAAATAGGAGGAAAATCAAAATGAAGTATGACTTTGGTGGCTGGGCCACTAGAAATGATCTTCAGTGTGCCGATGGAAGAGTCATTAAAAAAGACGCTTTCAAAGGGCAGAACGGGCAGACTGTCCCGTTAGTATGGATGCATAATCATGCCGATCCGGCGAACGTGCTTGGATTAGCTCATCTCGAAAATAGAGATGAAGGAGTTTATGCGTTCTGCGAATTTAACGATACAGAATCAGGAAAGACTGCACGGGAACTTGTAAAACATGGCGATGTACAGTCTCTTTCTATCTTTGCCAATCAGCTTAAACAGGCTGGTCACGATGTAGTTCATGGCATTATTAGAGAGGTAAGCCTGGTATTAGCCGGAGCCAATCCTGGAGCATTTATCGATGATGTGGTAATGCACGGGGATGGAGAAACAGGCATTATCCTTGGCTATGATGAAATGATTATGGGTCATCTGGAGCATTCGGCAGATGAACCGGATAAAAAAGAGAAAGAAGGGGTGGATGATTCGAAAGACTCTAAAAAAGAGAATTCGGAGAAAACCATCGAAGATGTTGTTAATTCCATGACCGAAGAACAGAAAACCGTGTTATATGCAATGGTTGGTCAGGCCATGGAAGATACAGGCAAAGACGTTTCTAAAAAAGAAGATGATGAATCTAAAGGAGGAGATGACAATATGAAACACAACGTTTTTGACACCGACAAGCGCGATGATAAGAACTTTCTGTCTCACGCAGACCAGGAGGAAATCCTTAAGCTGGCAAAGACCAGCCAGGTGGGAACATTCCAGACCGCACTGGAAATCTACGCTAATGAGAATGCACTTCAGCATGATGCTCTTGCAAGCGGATTTGCTCAGACAGGAGATGGTAATGTAACACTTCTGTTCCCGGAATACAAGGATGTACGTCCTGGCGCACCGGAGCTGATTACTAACGACCAGGGTTGGATCACAACCGTAATGAACAAAGTTCATAAGAGCCCGATTTCCAGAATCAGAACCAGTCAGGTAGACATCCGTAACATCGATGCCCTTAAGGCTAAAGGTTATACTAAGGGAAAACAGAAGAAGCAGACAGGCAATTTCAAGCTGGTTCGCAGAACTACCGATCCTCAGACTGTGTACGTAAAGAGTGCGCTGCATAGAGATGATATCATCGACATCACCGATTTCGACTATGTAGCATACCTGTACAACATCGATCGTCTGATGCTCAACGAAGAGCTGGCAACTGCAATTATGCTGGGCGACGGCCGCGACGATGGTGATGAGGGTAAAATCTCCCCGGATCACATCAGACCGATTTGGCTGGATGATGATCTGTACACCATTCATGTTGATCTCGATATTGCAGCAGCAAAGAAAGAGCTTCAGGGAACAAATACCGCGGCTAACTTCGGTGAGAACTACATCATCGCAGAGGCTATGATCAATACCGTTCTGTATGCAAGAGAAGATTATAAGGGAACCGGCACTCCGGATCTGTTCATCACTCCTCACATGCTGAACCAGATGCTCCTGGCAAGAGATCAGAACGGAAGACGTATTTACTCTTCCAAGGCTGAACTTGCTACCGCACTGAACGTTGGTAGCATCAATACTGCTGAGCAGTTTGAGGGTAAGACCAGAACCACTTCCAACAGCAAAAAGAAGAAGCTGGTTGCCATCATCGCAAATCTGGCTGACTATTCCCTCGGTGCAACCAAGGGTGGCGAGGTCACTCACTTCACTCAGTTCGACATCGACTTCAATCAGGAGAAATCCCTGCTTGAAACCAGATGCTCCGGCGCTCTTACTCGTGTGTACTCCGCAATCGCAATCGAGGAGGATGTAACGACTGCATCTTCCGATTCCGAGGATCACACAGCCTAAGTCTTAGAGGAGAAAATTCAAAATGAGTAAATTTTACGGAGCAATCGGCTATGCCGTAACAGAGGAAATTCGACCTGGTGTCTGGGGAGAGAAGATTACAGTTCGTGACTACTACGGAGACGTTATTCGGAATACTCGACAGTATCAGAGTTCGGACAACCTTAACGACAATCTCAATGTGTCGAATGAGTTTAGCATCGTAGCCGATCCGTTTGCTTATGCGAATTTTCATTCGATGAGATTTATCGAGTATATGGGGGCTAAATGGAAAATTTCAAATGTTGAAGTTCAGTATCCCCGTTTAATATTGACCGTTGGAGGTGTTTACAATGAGCAGACGACTGAAACTGCATAATGTTTTATGCGACATTCTCTCGTGTCCGGATCAAGGGCCAGAGTGTCGTGCTTATTTTCAACCACCGTCATCGGTAAAAATGAAATACCCCGCCATCGTTTACGCTCTCGACGATATCGAGAATACGTTTGCTAATGACGGGGTTTATTTGTCTGCGAAGAAGTATTCGGTAACAGTCATCGACAGCGATCCGGATACTTCTCTCGTTGGCAAGGTAGCATCTATGCCGACAAGTCGATTCAATCGGCATTATACGAAAGACAACTTAAATCATGATGTCTTTGAAATATTCTTTTAAGGAGGACAAATTCTATGAAAAAGAAACTCGTTTGGGACAAGACTGGCGAGCGCCTGTATGAGACCGGTGTCAGCCAGGGTGTCCTTTACCCGATTCAGACCGGCGGCGTATATAACTCTGGTACCGCATGGAATGGTCTTAGCACCGTAACAGAGAGCCCGTCCGGAGCAGAACCTACTGCGATTTATGCAGACAACATCAAGTATCTGAACCTTATGTCCGCAGAAGAGTTTGGCGGCACGATCGAAGCTTATATGGCACCGGATGAATTTGCAGAGTGCGATGGTTCCAAAGAAATCGCTCCTGGAGTGTTCGCTGGTCAGCAGAACCGTAAGATGTTCGGCTTATCTTACAAGACACTCCTCGGCAACGATGTCGACTCCAACGATTATGGCTACAAGCTTCACCTCGTGTATGGCTGCTTAGCTTCCCCTTCCGAGAAAGGTTATTCCACTGTAAATGACAGTCCGGAAGCTATTACCTTATCCTGGGAGTTTAGCACCACACCGGTTGAGATCGCAACCTTAATCGATGGAAAGAAGCTGAAGCCTACTTCCATCCTTACCTTCGATTCTACCAAGGTTGATGCGAAGAAACTGGCTGCTTTGGAGGAGATTCTGTATGGTAAAGATCCGTCTACTCCTGATGGAGATGACGGCGTTGAGCCGAGACTTCCGCTCCCGGATGAAGTTATCAAAATCATGACCGCAGAAGGGTAATCGGAAATAATACACAAACCACAGATGGAGTCGTATTCAGGAAAGCTGGCGGCTCCTTTTTATTTGAAAGGAGAACAAAATTATGTATGCAGTAACAAAGACTTATAAAGATTTCAATGGTGTTGAGCGCACCGAAACAAAGCTCTTCAACCTTACTGAAACAGAGGTTATGGAGATGGAACTGGGCACAGCTGGTGGAGTTGCCGAGATGCTTCAGCGCATCGTAGATGCAAAAGATCAGCCGACCATTATCAAGTTCTTTAAGGAATTCATCTTAAAGGCATACGGAGAGAAGAGTGCTGATGGCACATATTTCGAGAAGTCCGAAGAGATTTCCAGAAAGTTTGCCTGCACACAGTTCTACAATCTTCTGTTTATGGAACTGGCTACAGATGACAGCAAAGCTGCTGAATTCGTAAACCATGTAATTCCGAAAGTTGTGGATATTAAGAAGCATCCGGAAAATACGGCGATTGCTCCTGTGGCTGCTTCGATGAACTAAAGAGGTGAGATCGAATGCTTGAACTTATGATACCAAAAACTGATCTGTGGGATGAGTTGAATCAGCGATTTATCCCTGTAAAGGAACAGAAATTGCGTTTGGAGCATTCACTCGTTTCACTTTCAAAATGGGAAAGTAAATGGTGCAAAGTCTTCTTATCTAAAGAGCAGAAGACCTATGAAGAAACCATTGACTATATACGCTGTATGACTCTCACGCAGAATGTTGATCCGCTGGTCTATCAATGTATTACCAATTCT